TCTACTTATGTAGAAGTGCTAGAACTTGAGCTAGAACTTGAACTAGAAGAACTAGAACTTGAACTAGAGCTCGAAGAGCTAGACGATGTTCCCATAGTTATACTTATCTCATCATTTCCGCCGTCACTATTTTTACAGATTTCACAAGTTGCATTCACTACTCTTATCCCTTCTCTGTCTCCTGACTTTACTTCAGTGTATCTTACAGCTGGAAGTGAGAAGTAAAGATTGTTACCATTCGAATCATTCATCGTTATAATAACCGCCATAGTTGCACTAGACAATATCTTTGCATAAAAATCATGATCAGTAAGTGCAACCATTTCTGGATCAAAAGTCATTATTGGATTTCTACCAGTTATCTTTGCGTAATCAATACCAGAAGCATCTTGTGGCCGAGGAGATATAACTACTTCATTCTGTAAATCAATTTCACAAGCATCTAATACCAACGAATCGCTATCGATAGTAACCGTTGCGCCCATAAAAATAAATGGAACTTGGACTGGGTACGTAGGAGTCAACAACGCTGTATCACTATGAGAAGAATATTTTCCTTGCATAGCAAATTCACAAAATACCGGCTCACCTACTTTGAATTGGAATTTAACATTACCGGCACAACCACACATAAGTTTTCTAAAACCATCTTCATAAAGAGCGTATGAGGCGGTAACAAAGCTACTAGATATAGGAACGTAAATATTAGACACTCCAGCTGAGAGAGCTTCTGATAATCCGCAAGCTCTTAAGAAAGGTGTTATCGGCAATGTAGTTCCTTTTGAACCTGAGACAGGCCCCATAAGTTCTGCTTTAAAACCTAGTGACATCTTCCTGGCCCCAGGAACCGAAGGAAATCTAGACATAGTTTTTATTACTGGGTTTCTTTTGAACTGTTCAGGCTCAATATCCATTACTGGATCATAAGCTAAGATTGTAGCTTGTGCGGCTGCTAAAGCTTCTGCGTTACCAGATATAGTTTCAACTTTCCCGGCTAATTGCGCAATGCGTGTTATTTTGCTCATTTTTTTACAAACCTCCTTTAAATTATCCTATCTGTAATAATAATCTCTATATTAACGACATGACACATAACTGAACCTAGGAAAGCCGTTGAGAATTCTCCAATGATAGGTATATGAACTATTTCTGCTTTTCCATTCAATGTCGGATTACTAATAAAACTGGCACATATTGTTTCAACGAGGTCTTGGAATGTTTTTTCTGTTTCTCTTTCATCATAAAAAGAATAGAACCCTCGTATATTAAAAACATTTCTTACATCCTGGACATCACCATTACCCCCATGGCCAACTCTCTCAAAAGATTTTCTTTCTATATCCCAAGTGTTTACTTTTGAATCTTTAACAAACAAATCTCTATATGCAGCTAAATCACTACAGTAGCGTTTATAATCATAAACGTGTTCTACTCCAGAAATAGCTTCTAGGTTAGTTTTTATTTGTGTTCGAATTAAAGCTAAAGACATTTATTCTTAAAGCGGAAGGATAGAATTCAGGTATTCAAAACTTGTCTTCTATCTCCGCCTTCTCCTTTTTACTCTTTGCCTGGGGTATTAGCGAAATCTTGATGGATGCGTCAGCATATCACTTTTCCATGAATACTCAAAATCGAGATCCTTCACAGAAATGCCAGCTGAAGCAGCACCAGTTCCCTTAGATTCTTCACCTAAGCCCATTAATGAATTATAAGTTGCTATCTTTTCTTTAGCCAATGAGGCATAAAGATCAGATTTTCGCTGATAGTCAATAACGTCAGCTTCGATTGTCGAATCTGTGCTTTGTGCAAATTTTGCCGCGAGAGCCCAGAAACAAAGAGCGGCAGCTAAATTTATAACTGCCTCTATATCATTATCTTTTATAGTGCAAGTCGCCTCACTAAACTCATGAGGTAAAGCATATTCATATCTTATTTTTTTCCCAGTAGCGGGGATAAAGCTAAGTATTCTAAGATAAGTTGTTACTACAGTAGCAACAAGTTTCTTAAAATATTTCCAGTTATTATCTTCTACGTATGAAGGATTTTGAAAATCATCAGCGGGATATTCAATCTTTCCTACAATGTAAGAATAATCATCTATCCAATCATCTGGTAAAGCAAAATCATAAGCACTGCCATCGCCGTCTTGTTCTTTTATTTTAGTGTATGGTTTAGTTTTAGAGAAGATAATTACAGCTTGAGACAAAATTCTATATCTATCATCAGGCGACAATTGTTCAGCGTCATCCTGTAAGGCAGTATTCAATCTCGCTAAATAATCTTCTCTAGTATAACTCATAATCTACTCCTATGAAGATTCAGAACTACTAGAACTAGATGAAGAACTTGAGCTTGACGAGCTTGAGCTAGATGAGTGCTGTGTCTGATCTCCAGAAGATTCTTTAACATCTTTTGAGCCACCCAACTTTACTCTTTTTCTAAAGTACATGATGATATTGCAGTCTTCTTCTTTTAGATTATATGCTCCGCAAGCTACATTCTCACAAACTATTCCAGCTCCAGCGTTATTTTTAAACGGACATTTGTAAGCGGGCACTCCCATTATCTATCTCCTTTTGGGTAATCCCGGCAGAGAATTAACTCTGCCGGGAGACTATCCTTACGTGCTTGTACTCGAACTAGAGCTACTTGAGCTACTTGAACTTGAGCTACTTGAACTTGAGTTTGAACTTGAACTTGAGCTACTTGAACTTGACGAACTTGATGAACTTGACATATCTCCTTGAACGTATAGATCAAAGATTTTGAAGAAATTCCCAGCTGGCCCACCAAACTCTAAGTATTTACTTACATGCTCAGTTGTAGTTATCTCTACTTTCACATAGCGTCCATACTTCTGTGTTGTTAAATCAAATTCTTGCCAGATACCAGTATCTTGCCATGTTGTAATCCCTGATTTGACTGCTCCGCCCCAAACTGTCTTAGAGTCACTTACATAGATGTTTACATTAGTTGGATCCCAACTCAAATCTCCGCCACTTCTTCCTCTAACTTTACTTACCCAGCGACTTTGAGCTAAATCGATTATGAACCAATGAGTTTCATCAGCAGAATGTTTCCAAACGCCTGTTCCGTTAAGAGCTGCTTCAATAGTAGTTGCTCCACCATCATCGCCACAATCTGAATCAAGATCAGCACTTGTAACTCCAAACCAATCTTGATTTAGAGAACTTGAGCTGCTAGATGAACTTGAGCTACTAGATGAGCTTGAGCTACTAGATGAGCTTGAACTGCTTGAAGAGCTTGAGCTTGAGCTGTATGAACTGCTAGACGAACTTGATGAACTAGAACTGCTCGAAGAACTTGAGCTACTTGAAGAACTGCTTGATGAACTTGATGAACTTTCTGAACTGCTTGATAAACTAGAACTGCTAGAAGAACTAGATGAACTTGAGCTACTTGAGCCATTTCCTTTAACTGTTATATTTAAAGCATACCAATAACTGCCATCACACCAAAACTCAGCAGATTCATATAACCCTATATTAACAGTATCATAGCTAGCTCCACCACCATTAAAACCAGCAGCAACATAAACATTACATTGCCCACTTGACGTAACTAAAAGGCTTACACCTTTATATACATCAGCGGCAACAGGCAAAGTTAATGTGGCCGTAACAGATAATTTTATAAATGAATATCCATATCTTCGGACATCGCTCTCGGTGAGAGAGTAATCAGCGGCTTTACTTAATGCTGTTCCTCTACGGTTTGCAACACTATATTTATATCTGGTAGGTTTTCCCTTTCCCATTGTGAAACCTCCTTATTAGCTAGCGCCAACAGCGTCAGACAAAGCATACCAATAAGAACCATCACACCAAAATTCTACCATATTATAAGAACCAACTGTTACTGTATCGTAACTTGCTCCGCCACCACCAAAACCAGCGACAACAGCAACTTTAGCGGATCCATTATTTCCAGTAACGTAAACGCTAACACCTTTTAAATTTGAACTTGCGACTGGTAGTGTTAAGGTGTAGGCGCCATTTATCTTAAAAAACTGACCGCCTCTTAAAATATCATTTTCGAGTATCGTATAACTTGTCGCTTTTGTGAGGGCGGTACCTCTTTCGTTTGCTACTCCGTATTTATATCTTGTAAACTTCATTCAGACCTCCTTAACATTAGGCATTTTACAACCTAACAGCTGTGCCGAGGGGATTCCCCCCTCGGCCATTGCCGTTAATTCAGATTAATTTTTACGATACAATTGCACCAGCGAATGCTCTAAAGTCTACAACTGCTCCACCGTATTCATGGCGAACTTTATATCTAATTGTATCATAGACAAACACATTACCGGCAGTAGGTTGATCTTGAACTAAAATCTCTGGTTCTTCTTTCCCGTTCAAAAATCCTACTTCAATACCTTCTACGTCACTCTTTTTTGCTGTTAAGTAATAATTATTTTCATCACCGCGTAAGAACGGACTTTGCTTTGTTTCAAACTGACCCTTTAGAGTATTGATTCCACCTTCAGCAGTTTCAGGATTCTTATCAGAATTCTGTAGTGATAAAGCTGTACCATTCAAGGAACGAGGGACCCAAAGAGTTGGTTTCTCTAATGCTAAGAACTGAGTAACCTTACGAACATCAATTGCAACTACGTGCTGAGCATCAGTTGTTCCAAACATACCTCTTGCAATAGTCAATGCATCCGTAGATACTGAATCTATACGAACAATTTCTCCGTCTATCCATGCGTAATCTCCAGCTTTGAAATACTGGCCAGTACCAGTGGTAACATCTAGTGAAGTTGCTCCAGCTTCTAATTGTGTATCTACATCAGTCTTATATCCTAATTCACACTGATACCACATATCATTTAATAAATCTTGAAGGTTATCAAACCCTAATGCACCTGTTCTGTAATTCTTATGAGCGGCAATATAAAGAACTGCACTATCATAAATAGTTGCAGTATTTATACCAGAAGCGCCGTAACCTATCATTAAATCAAATACGAATTGATTTAATGTATATCCAGCAGCTTTACCAACTCTTTTAGGAATGCCTGAAAGCACCTTTAAATCATCATCTATAATTGATCTTCTAGTTACTGTTACCATTCCACCCTTAGTGGCAACGGCGTAAGTAGCTTCTTGATCAGGCGGGAATCCAAGTTCTGGGTAAGTAGGTGACGCACTATCTATCGGCGTACCCGCAACTGTCCTAGCTGCTTGCACAGTAGGAAGAACTCCAAATCCACCCCATTGAATTCTTTCTTGTAACTTAAAATCTTTTATTGCAACCGCAGTTGCGATCTCTTTCCAATGCTCAGGTATTGCTCTATATTCAGGTAACATCCTTCTTTGCATAGAATAACCTAAAGCATAAGCAAAGCTAGAATTATCATCTACAACTGCTTCAGATAATCTTGCTAACGCTTTTGCTCCCATTCTACCAGTTACTTCCGCATCGTCAGTATAAGCAACATAAGCTTCTTTCAATGATCTAAAACCACCAATATCTTTGTAGTTATCTTTTTCGCTATCTTCAGGCTTATATCCAAGCATTAAATCCAAAGAAGCTTGCAAACGAGTAACTGGTTCTCTCGCAACAAAACTACCTTCACCTATATCGATACCAAAATCAATTATAGTATTACTTTCAACCAATTTAGCTAATACTGTGCGCTCAGACTTAATTGATTCTTTCATGTCTGCTTCTTTAAAAACTTTGTTCTTAAAGGAACTACGGATTTTATTTTTGATTACATCAGGAAGATTACTCTCAGCCAAAGCAAGTTCTAACATATCCTTACATTCCTTAACCGCTAATTTACTACTTATGCCGTCTAACTTGGCTTCTAAATCTTTATTTCTCTTTTCTAAATCAGTATTTTTTACATCCTGATCAGTTTTGTCTTTAGCTTCAGCTTGCTTTTTTAATAAATCTTTCTTTTTCTTTAAATTCTTAGGATCTAAATTAGAGTCATCAGCTGCAAGCAATTCTTTGTCAGTCATTTCTTTCATTGATATCAAAGCATTAAGTAAAGTTTCTGCTTCACTATAATCTTTTTCTTTGAATTTTGCTACAATAGCTTCAAGCTCTTTTGTTTTATTAGAATTACTTTCTTTAGCCGTTTTAACTAAAGATTCAAATATGCTAGTAACTTCTACTTCTGTGATATTAGCGATATCTACGCTTTCTAACAATTTTGGATTCCATCTCTTCACAGCCTCAAGAATTTTCTTAAACATTTTCTCGTTCCCTCCTTTTAAGTTAATACTTTCAATCATTTTAAGTAATCCACCGCCCGCTGCTGGTTGGCTTACAAAATCCGTACTAAATACTTTAGTAATGCTATCAACAACCGTTACCGGTTGCCCATTAAGCATTCTAACACTTGACGGACCTTCTGCATTTATAGATAAACCTAACAAGTTTTTTAACCCTTTTTGCCAGGCATTTGTTAGCATCTGCTTCAAATTCTTTACTTTCGAGTTAGTCGTAAGCAAATGCAATGATCCAGTTAATCCAGTAACCTCTCTCCCTTCGACCTTAACAGTCTCAAATTTAACATTATCAAGAAAACCAGCTGTTTGAAGGGGAAATCCTTCTGGACGCATTTCTTCTATACTTAATGGCAAATGGTCATAATGCTTATCTTGCCATTCATAAAAACAAACTTTTGATTTCTCAAAAAGATTAATTGATTTTGTAAGAGCTTCCTGAGTATAGTATTTGCCATTTTTAGAAAGTCCTTCCTCAATAATCATAACCTTCCAAACGTCACCAGAAGAGCTACTCTCTAAAAAAGCTGCAATATTTATATGGTTATATTTCATTTAAAAACCTTTTTCAACTTTCATTACTTACCACCCATAGAAGCACCACATTTAGGACACGTCATTTCAACACAAGGAGTTCCTCTATTATGCTTAACTTCTTCTTTGCATGTAGGGCATACACAAGTATCTGTTCCGCCATCACCTTGTTTCTCTCCGCCTGTTCCTACGCCATCGCCTCTACCTTCTATTATACAGTCTGAAAGGACTTTAGTTATTGTGTCTATAGCTTCTTTTTTCTCTAAAGTGCTTGCCGCTTCAAACAGAGTGTAATCAATTTCGTTAGATTTCAACCAAGCTTTAGCTAGTTCTGGAGTAAATTGATTTTTACCAAAACGATAAGCTTGCACTTTCATTGAAGTACGTATATCACTTTTAGGTTTTTGTAAAATAATGTTAATACCTGAAGCTATAGATTTCCTGGCAAAGTTGCCAGATGCTTTGGAAAGAGGTTCCATTACTCGAGCGGAATGTTCATTCGGATAAGGAATATTAAGCCTCCTGTTAATATTTGTGGATAAGCTGTGAATAACCTGTTAATAACTCATCTACTTAAAATATAAACTATATTTTTACAAATGTCAAGTTATTTTTGACTTATTTTATTTTCCTACCATAGCTACTCCGCATTTAGGACATTTAATTTCAACGCAAGGAGTGCCTCTATCATGGGACACTTCTTCTTTGCATTCAGGGCAAACACAAATATCCGTTCCACCATCATTCTGTTTTTCTCCCCCTAGCCCTACACCATCACCTCTAGCTTCTTTTTGCAAAGACCAAAAATCTGAACTTTCGCTTTCTCTCTTAGCTGTATATATTAATTTTAAACCATTACCAGAAAACTCCAATACTTTCTCAAGCTCACTACTCTCCAATATAGATATTTTACCTACGTCTAATTGCTTAACCCAAGACGGCATAGTTGTAACATTACGTTTGCTATCTGGTGCAATAAATTCAACGCTTTCAGATATCCTATATTTGTCATAAGTCGAAGGTTTAAGATAAAATATAGATTCTTTGAATTTATCACTTAATAGATCACTATCTAAGTGCAAATCAATCCCTATGTCAGTTGAGATTATAAAGCTCTCAATTGTCCTACCTTTACCTTTCCACCATTGCTTATAATAAGTAAAATTACCTATTTTCTTTTCCGCTTCTTTCATTTTGATATCTAACTGATGCTCCTTATACTCAACCTTACTCGCTTTCAAGTCATCAAAAGTATTAAATGACTCTTTACTTCCGTCTTCTTTAGTTGCTATATATTTATAATCTGTGTATTTATCAAAAAGCTCTAAACTAAATGGAGGTAATTTTTCAGGATGAAAATCTGTGATCCCAGCTTTTATCATCTTTGGCACGAAAGAAATGAACGATTGTTTTAATTCTTCAAAGGTTTGCTTTACGTCTTCACCTCTTCTCTTCGAAGCATACAATTCTAGAAGACTATTTAATATTTTAATTGCTCGAGTGCTATTAAATATTCCTTTAGGTATTGGATCCCAACACATACTTGCCGCACCGACTGCTTGCCCAACAATTTCTTTTACTTCAGCGCTTACTACAAAGCTCATCAATAACTTTTTGCCATTGGCAGACATCTTTTCAATATCAATGTCCTTTAGCCCTGATTCAATTAAATCATACATCTTCTCATTAAAAGATATTTGAATTTCTTCTAAGCTTTCTTTTACT